TCACTATCTTTGTAACATAATTTTTAACTTAAACGTATTACGTATGAATGAATTAACCAAATACATTTTATTTGTATTCTCAAAGAATGACAACCCAAAAGAATTTACTGAACAAATTGCAAATTTTTTAGTTTTTTTATTTAAAAAAACAATAATATAATTCTTAACTAATTTAATTTTATTATTATTTTTTTGTTTTTCATACGAATCACATACAGTATCATTATTACTACCTTCCAAATTCAATATTTTTGCTAATTTAAGAAAACTAATAGTGTTAGTAAAATTATTCGGTAGAACAATTTTTAAATCTTCCCCTTCCTTGATATACAAATCATAATCATCCCTATTACCTTCTTTTGTTTTAGTAAGACCTAATCTTTCAACTATTGATTCTATAATCCCTTTTTCACTCATTAAAGAATTAACTCGACCATCATCACTATCGTTAGACAATAACCAATCATCATAACTATTTAGTGTATCTTCATATTTTTTATATTTATTCATATTAAAAACATAGATAAAAAAAAAGTACCTGTCAATTGGCAGGTACTGATTTTATTGAGATACGTGACTAATATTTTCTTCTTTTCTGATTCTTACCACATTATCCGCCCAATTCGTAACAAGAGGGTTATGAGTAATTACAAATATCTTTTCAAAATATTCTTTAATCTTAGTAAAGAACTCTGACACCATATCCAAGTTATCGTTTGATATTTTTCCAAAGACCTCATCGAACACCACCAGATTCGCTCTTGGTAATGAACAGATTTTACTTAAAACCGCTCTCAACGCTAGTGATGCAATTGTTCTCTCATACCCGGACCCGGAAGACATCGGTTTCTCAACCTGAGTGTTGTTATCAATCATTAAGAAATCAACCTCATTCTTATCATTGATTCTAACTTCTAATCTGAAGTGACAACTATCTTCCAACAACCTTTGAAGTTCACTATTAATAAGTGGCATCATCGTTTTCATAATCAGTTTGGTAATACCATTCTTACCGAAGATTTCCAAATAGATTTTGTATATTCTTTCTTTCTCAGCCTCCTCAGCAATTTTTCTGATGGTCTCTAAGTTAGATGTAATCTTAGTATTAAGATTGGTTATTTGGAATGTGTTATCCGAAATACTTTTCTCAATTGTTTTCTTTTCACCCTCAAGTTCATCCAATCTCAATTTAGCTTTAATCAACAATCCATCGGTTTTATTATTCTCAGCAATTTTATCTTGAACCTCCGAGTATCTTTCCAATTTGGTCTTCAACGCATCAATCATTAATTGGAAACGTTCTGCACTTAATTCGTATTTCTCTCTGATAAGTTTGTTTTTCTCATACTCATCAAACTCTTTTTTAAGATTAACAAAACCTAACTCTTTGCTGGTTAAATCCTGCATTAACCCCTCTAATTGACCTTTATGCGTGATAAAACCGGCAAGCTCACCAATTTTAGCATTAGTAATCGCTGCATTCATAAGTTCAATACCACAATGCTCACATTTGATTCCTCCATCTACCGAACTCTTCAACTCCTCAATACTTTTAATCTTGGCGTTGTTCTCCGCTTGTTGGGTCATTAAATCTTTAATCTCTTGTTTAACCTTGTCGTGTTGGTCTTCGTGATAAAACTCAGATGGTTCAACAACCTTAACCGCGTCTCTATCTGAAATAGCTTTGGATTTATTAAAACCTAATGTGTTTATCTCCTCTTGGACTTTATCCGGGGAAACCATTACCAATTCATTATCAATATTGTGTTTGGATTTTAACAACCCATCACGATATTCTTGTCCTTTGGTAATTCTACCTTTGACATCTTCCAACTGAGTGTCTAATGTTTGATTAGTTTCAGTTAAGGTATCAATAGTTTCCTTACTAGTTTGGTTATCCGTTTTAAGTTCTTCAGAGTTATAGATATTAGACAACATTCCTTTGGAGAAGTCACTATAAACTTCTTTGGCAACTTCTTCCTTACGTTTAAGAAAATCCAACCCCATAAATCTTGAAAGAACTTGACCCCTCGCCGTGGGTTTGGCGTCAATTAGTTCTTCCAAGTTGGTGGCAGTTGTTAGGATGGTCATTAAGAAATCCTCTTTGGTCCCAATAGACGTTTTGATAAACGCTTCGGTCTCTCTTCGTTGTTCTCCGGTGAAGTTCTGCAAACTACCATCAGACAATCTCTTATAGAAGTCCAACTCGGTCTTAACCGTCCATTCGTTTTTCTTTGATAACTTTCTCTCAATATTTCTAAGTATAATATACTCCTCACCATCGATTGTTATCTCACCTTTTACAGCGACTTTGTTTCTGTCTGTAAACCTGTTGAATATCTCTTCAGCTTTGGATGTCTTGGTTGTCTCATTAAAGAATAAGAACATTAGTAAGTCCACGGTTAAAACCGTCTTACCCCCAAAGTTAGGCGGGTTTGATTCCACAACTGTAATCCCATCACACTTCTCAAAATCTATCTTCTGATTCTCACCATACGATAGGAAGTTTGAGAACTCTATGTTCTTGATGTACCATCTCTTAAATGGTGCCGCGTCTGTTTGGTCTAATAACAATTTGTTATCCACCACACTATTAAGTTGGTAGATGTCATCGTAATGTTCCATATTCCCTTTTGACTCCAAGAATGAACGAACCAATTCCAATTGGTAATTCTCATCCAAGATGTTAAAGGAGATGTCTACGGTATGTGTGGTGTCCTGAGCAACCTTTGTCTTTGTGATTACATTGACGTTGGTTGTATCATACTTCTTTTGAAAGTAATGACGAACACTCTTTATTTTTTCTTGTGTAAAATTCTCGGCATAATCCTCCCATACAACCTGTAGGTAAGGATTATCCAAGTTTACAATATTTATGTCTTCCATTATTGTATAGTTAAATTGAGGTGGGGGATTAAATAAATCCATTGTTTATTACTCTACGTCTTCCGTTAATACTTCTCCGTAATCTCTCGCCTCTTGAGCATTTAATACGTCTTCCAAATACCAACCTTCATAAGCAGTTAGTCTTTCACATCCTCTGTCCATCCAAATAAATTCATCAATCCATTCTTCCCAATTAGAATCAACTAGTTTAATAAAGTTTTCATCATTACCTCTATCTCTATATCGTTGAATCATCTCATCTTTACTTTCATATTTTGGGTAAACCAAATAGAAGAAAATACAGTTATCTAACAATGCGTCTCTAACTTCTTTATGTGAAGAAACAAAAATGTATTTGTACTTACCAATATTCTCTTTGATATGGTTTATGTAATTCTGTGGAAAACTTGGATTTCTTGTTTTATTACCGTGTTCATCAATAACCCAACTAAAACCACTTGAATCGGAATCCAAAGTAGTTTCAGGGTTATTCTTATGATAGGTGGTTTTTCCTACACCGGGGAACGCTGATACTATCTTAGTTCTCATCTGTTACTTCAGGTGTTACTACCTCAGCTTCGGTAACGTTAATATTACTAACCTCACCAACAACCTCAGCTTTTAATTCAGTTGTTTCACCATTTTCACTTTCATATTGAGCTTTTAAAGTTTCCATAGTTTTTTCAAACATTTCTTGATACTCAGCTTGAGCTTTTTTCTTTAATCCTCTAATTGTGTTGTTTCTGTGTGTTACTCTTGTGTTGTGAGCCTTTGCTCCTCCACGTAATTTTGACTTTGGCATAATTGTATTTATTTAATTGTTATTATTATTTTCTCTAAATCTTTCAGGTATAATTCTGTTGGATAAAAAATCTCTTAATTCTTCACCACTCATTTGACCCATAATAGGATTCTCTTGATACGTTATTTTATTTTCAATTTCTTCTTGGATTCCCTCAATTGTTACTCCCGGTTCATTCTCAACTTGTTCTTTTAATTCTTCCATTAACATATTCGTTATCCTTTGATATGGATTCTCATTTGAAACCTTCATTTTGGATTCTTCTATTTTTTCATCTGTTGAATCATTCCTATACATTTCCAACCAATCCGGTCTCTCTTGGACTTTAATTTTATCAACCTTTTCAATTAATTTTTGAACTTCCGTTTTAGTACCGTTTAATATTTTAGACATCTGAATTTTTTTCTCAATATTTCTAAACCTATTATAAAAATTATGAGTTTTTGCTCCGTGAAAATTGATGTCAGTATTATTACCATCCAAATAATCTATAATATTGATGACTTCATCGTTATCATCATTTAAACCCATATCATTTAATAATTGGAAAAAGTCATCACATTTAATAATTTTTCTTGTCTCAGTTTTTTCTTTTAAAAACTTAATAACAAATTCTCCTAAACCATTTTCCATAACTTAATTTTTGTTTTTATAACTTTTTATTGTAATTGGTATTTGTCTTCAAAACAAAACCATTTTTTCTGAATTCTTCAACTTCTTCATTTGAACAATCTTCAATCCATTTAATATCAATATCAATAAGTTCTGTTTCAAATTCACTATCATAATTTATTTTAATTTCACCCCGTTTGGCAAATGGTATTAAACCATTTTTTGGTATTTTAAAATTTTTATTCATATTTTTTCATTTAATAGTTTGTAATTCCCAATCAAAATTTTTTTTCCTCATAACATCATCTGTTGTTAACTTACTGTTATGTAAATCCCAAATAACTTCAATCTTTAAAAATGGGTTAAAACCACTAATTAATATAAGATATTTTTCATTATTGTTTGTTTTGTTAGTTATAATATAATAACCACTTTTAAGTTGTGTTTCCATAATTTAATTTTTTGCTGGTCGGTTTTCTTCAAACCATTCTATAATTGCGTTTATCGCCCATACAGCTCCGGATGATAAAATACCATCAAAGAACCAACTAATCCATAATGGTGTTCCAAATATATTAAAAGTTGGTGAGAATATCAATAAGGACAAAACCCAACCACCGTGAAAACTAAAACACATCGGACAGGTTAATATACCTGAGATAAAATTAGCAATACCATTAAATGGTAATTGTTTATTATTCCCCCAATTTTGGAAGAAGTTTCTAAGTCCTTGGAATATTGACCCAAAGACCATAATGTTCATAAGCCCGTAGCTTAATATGAACCAAGTAATTAAACTAGTTATCATTTTTATTATCTTCTAAAAATTTATCAATCTCTTCTTTTGTTATCTCAAGATTTTTTTCACCAAAAGTGTCCTTAAATAATTGTTTTAAGTGTGGCGGTATTAAAACATTTTTAACTTTCATTACAACTTCACCTTCTTTGATAATATTTTTTTCTAAATAATATGCAATACCCGGCATTTCCTCTTCTTTAACAAAACTTTTAACTCCGGTTAAATATCTTGATGGTGTAACTTCTGACACAATTTCATTTCTCTCAAATACACCTCTAACGAGAACACCTCTTTCACCTTTGACTTGGTAATCATAAGGATTATCTAAAACTTTATCAAGTAGGTCTTTCATTTCCATTTTAAGTTCATACTCACCATCAAGAAATCCGTCTTGAGCTCTCTCCGGATTATATTGTAAAACAATTTTTTTGAATGGTGAAAATGTTTCTGGGTTATAAACTAATGGTGTTATACAAGCACCATCTTTAACCGGAGTATGTAGCGTATCAGGATTAAATACTTCAGGGGTTAAAGCTAAAGATAATAGATAACAAACCCCTTTAAATTTCTGCCCTTCAACTAATTTGTAGATATCCGCTTTGAGTGGTAAATCGTCGTTTGACAATAACATCGGCATATTCATAAAGTTTAATTCAGTACATTCAGAAAATTCTTCACACTGAAGTATTCTTTCTTTGTATGGTTCTAAATTATCTCTACCGTATAAAGTTAGCCCATCAAACCCATATTGATAATCAATATTGGGTGTCTCCCCAAAAATTTCTGTTAATAATTCTTTTAATTTCATAATGTTTCATTTATATTGGAACCTTTCATATAGACAGCACCCTGACTAACTTTAATAGATTCCAATTGTTTATTTATTTCTTCAAGTTCTTTTATTCTTTCGTTTTTTAAAGATAGTTCTTTTCTTAACTTTTGTAAGGTTTCTTGGAGAAGTAATACCTTATCATTTGATTTAGGTTCGTCCCCAATTTTATCTATATTTGGGACAACTTCTTGAATAACATTTACAATCTTCTCTTTTATTATTTCAACAGGCACCTCCTTAATCACCTCTTTTTCAACATATTGGATGACTTCAACCTCTTTAATTATTTCAACGGGGACTTCAACATATTTAACAACTTCTTTGATTACCTCAACTATTTTTTCAACAGGAACTTCCACCCGGATTTCTTTGATTACCTCAATTTCCACCTGTTTTTCTTCAATCCCACCTATTTTTTCTGAATCATCACCAAGTAAACCATATTTTTTAATGTTAAACCCATCAACATAACATTTGGATATAAACTTATCCACATCCTCAATATTGTTTAACTTACAATATTCTTGGACTGACGTTAATTGACTAGTTGTTAGTTTAATTCCCATCTTCTTTTAATTTTCTTTTTGGATAATTTGGTCCAACACCGGGGTCAGTTAACATAGTTCTTACTTCTAAATCTCTGTCTATATTCTTAGTGGAATAAGTCCATTCTGTAACCTTATCATAATCAACCCCAAACATTTCACACATTTCTCTAGTCGTTACTTCTTCACAACAATCATTACCCCACTTTTGGTAGAATTCATCATCTGTTAATAGTTTGTTTATGAACTCACCTCTTGTTATGTAATTTGGTTCTACACACCAACCTAAATCAAGTAATGGTTGTATATCAGTTTTACGTATATGTTTTAGATAATCCCAATATAAAGTTTCTAAGTTATCTTCCACTATTAACTAATCGTTCTGTTCCGTTTATGATATCATCAAATGATTTCATCTTAAATGATAAGAAAGGTTTTGGATTATCCAAATCAACAAATGAATAATCATCTGATTCAAGATTGTAGATTCCGAATCCGTGTTTGGTTATTGTCTCACCATAATTCTGTTGGATTGTTGAACCCACTTGAATAATTGGTATCTGTTTTTTTATTTTAATTTTTCCATCATTACCACTAACTTTTTCCCAACCTTTTTTTACATAGTCATCAAACTTCTCATCATCTATTTCAATCGTAGATTCTGTATAAATAATTTGACGTTTATGAATATCACCACATAGTGTTATTTCAAGACCATTAAATTTACTAGAATCAAAAGATTCCTCACCAAAACTATAACCTAAATCAGTTTTCAACCCATTTATCGGTCCGTGAAACAATCCAATATTAACTTTACCGTTTTGAGGTATCTCCGGTGGTATGTTATGTTGAACTAATGAATACACACACCAATTAATGTTTTCGTCCTCATACACCCCTCTATCTTTGTAATAACAAATATTCGGATTGTTTAATGAGTTAATAATTGGAGTTAAAGTATCCAACCTTTCTAAATTAGATTCTATCATATCGTGATTACCTATTATAACAATAGTTTTGGCAATCTTGGAACATTCTGTTAATATCCAAGATACAAATTCTATTAACTCCGGACTAACGGTGTTCTTAGAATGTACTAAATCACCAGAAAAAGTAATTCTATCCGGTTTAATTATTCTAAATTTATTTAACATCTCATTTAAGATACCTCGATATAAGTCGTGGTCCTTAAATAATCTTAAATGTAAATCACTAAAATGGCAAATGGTCTTAATCATATTTTGTTGTTTATTTAAGAATAATAAAAATATTTTAACTTTTCAAGTTTTTTTAGATATGTATATAATATAAATGTATAATTATTTTTATTATTATGAAAAAAAATACTTGGACGGAAGATGAAATTAATTTTTTAGTTGAGAATTATTCAACTAAAGGTGTTGATTTTTGTTCTAATCACTTGAATTACAAAAAATCTAAAATTTCAGCTATGACACATAAATTAAACTTAAAAATGTTACCTAACATTAAAAAAAAATATATAGGTAAATCCGATGAGTTATGTAATATTAATCCGGATAATTTTAGAAACATTCAAACTAAAGAAGTTTCATACTTATTAGGGTTAATATGGTCAGACGGATATGTAAAACATTATAATCGTAATTTTGATGTAGTTTTAACTATGGTTGAGGATGATATAAATAACATTAAAAAAACTTTAGATAAAATAGGTAAATGGCACTATAATTTAATAAAAAAACAGAAAGATTCTTGGAAAAACACAATTCGTGTCTCAACTAATAATAAGCGAATTTATGACATACTATTTAATTTTGATTTCACCAAAAAATCAAAAATGTCTCCGGATAAATTATTAAGTAATATACCTAAAGAACTACATAATTATTTTTATTTGGGAATTATTGATGGTGATGGGTGTTTTTATTATAAAAAATTAAAAAATTCAACAATCAGACAATTTTCAATTTCTTCAACATATGAACAAGATTGGACATATGTTGAAGAATTATTTAATTCATTAAACGTTAAATTCTCAATTGGTCGATATCGTAAAAAAGATGGCTCGTCATCATACTCATCTATACGAGTAACCAATAAAGAAGGTATAAATAAAATAGGTAATTTTATTTATAAAGATGGTAAAACTATTGGTCTTTTAAGGAAATATGAAAAATATTTACAAATAATTGAATAATTTATCATATTTTTTAATAATCTCTTCTTTAGTCATTATCATTTTTTTATTTTCCAATTTAATAATCCCCAAATTAAAACCATAGTTGGGATAGCAACCCACCATATCCATTCATTATGATATGTTACCCCACAAGCTTTTTGTATAACATATGACATTGTCGGGAGTAACCACAAGGTTGAGGTACAAATCGCACACCCATTTTCTCTTTTAACAATTTCCATTACTTATCAAATAATTTAAATTCTTCATTTACGTGACCGCAATCATCACATCGGTAAGATGGAAACGGAACGATGGTGTCTTCCTGACTTCCCGTTAACAATTTGTTAACTTTTTTAATCATAACAACTTCTTTAAAGAACATTCCACCACATTCATCACATACCACGGTAGGTTGTTTTCTCAAATCAATTTGAGGTTTTAATAAATCATCCATATTTTTTTATTTTAAATGTAATTAATTTATTTGGTTTAGTCAAATAAAAACCCCCAATTAGTGTGGGGGTTCTTAATTACTTTTTCAAATACTTCTTCATATCCATATCCAATATGGTTTGTTGGACTTCCTTTGGAACTCGGAATTCTTCAAAGGTTCCATCTTCCTTAACTAATACTACAATACACCCAAACAGTTTCATATTTTCATATTTTGTTCCTTGTAACATTTTCAGTAAAAGTTTTCCATAGAATGGTAGTTGGGTGAAGTAATGACCCAAGGCATTATTGGGATGTTTTTGGAAGGGGTATTTCATTCTTGTTGTAAAATGGGTCTCCTCAAAGTTCTTTGGTTTATTTGATTTCCAATCTGTAATGATTAAACCGAACTCAGTAAGTTCCTTATTCATTATAAGCCACACCTTATCCGGTTGTCCTGTATAACCCAATTCCGGGTCACCCAATACAATCTCCGTATCTAATAACACGGCACCTCTCTCAACCATTAAGTTTAGATAATTGGTTCCGGCTGAAACCATAGAATCACCCTTTAATATTTGGGTAAAATCACATTCAAAGACAGGTTGTCTAACTTCTTTGTAACCACCGAACATATCAATAAGTTTCTTCTCTAATAAGAAATGGACTCTACTACCCATATTGGTAGCGTAGTCCCCGGCAGCCTTCCATTCATCCAACAATTGTTGTTGAACCTCTAAATCACCTTTCGCCTTTTTAAGCGAAATCCCTTCACTATCAAACTCATCGTAGAAATACTTGATTACTTTACTAACGGAGGGAAATGCGTCTCTAACAACACCACTTACATCCTTCATATAATAGGTGTGGGTGTCCTCAACAAAGGTAAGTGATAATTCTTGTCTTCGTTGTTCTAATAAATCTCTAATCTCTTTAGCAACTTCATTTAATCCTTTATTCATTATTCAAATTTTGTTTTAAGATATTCAATTACGTATTTTGCGTAACTTGTTAAAAAGTCATTACCATTAAAAACAAACATTTCTTGGTTGTTCTTAACGGCTGAGTTATAATCTGTTTTAAAGTTTTTAAAACTTTCCGGTGTAAATGATATCGTGTTTGACATATCTAATGGTTTTAATTAGAGCACAAAGATACAACTATTTTTTAAACTACCAAATAAATCCTACTTTATTTTGTAAAAATATTCATTTATATCACCCCTCAGGTCAGCAACATCGGCATCACCTGTTAATTTTATTATTTTAATTTTACCATATAACCTACCACCATTTAAGTTATGGTATAACTTAACAGCGTCTTGCCACGCATCGGCGTCGAGACATATAATTATATTCCCATTCGCTTTTTCGTATAATGTATTAAGTAATAAGTCCGACATATGTTTTCCCAACATAGCAATACTATTTGGTAGGAAAATAGCGTCAAACGCACCTTCACAAAGATAAATGTCGGCATTCCAATTGACCGTACTCTCAAAGAATATTATCTCATCCTTCGCCGCCTCCGGATTTTTGTATTTGGCACGACTATTGGGGTCCCAACTTCTTGCAATAAAATAATTTAATTCATCCTTACCATCATAGGAGGGTATTATTATCCTACCCGAGAAAACTCCTTTATCACAGAACCCAATACCATACTTCTCAATAATATCATCGGTAATCCCACGTTGGGTTAAGTAGTTGTACGCCTGACGACGAACCGGATAAACCAAACTACTATCCTTGAATTTGGTGAATCCCTCAGGTAGTTTTAATCTATAAACTCGTTTTTCTTTTGGTTTATGTTGTTCCGGTTGAAGTAGATTATAAATTTTTTTCTGTTGTTTTGTACCATAAAGGTCAAGTAATTTACCGAGAGGTCCTTGCATATTATTCACATCACCGCACGCCCAACAGTGGAACAAATGTTTTTCTAATGAAACCTCTAAATTACCCTTCCTTTCATCAACACCACATTCGGGACAGTTATACCCATATTGTAATTTTGAATCATAAACTTTTTCAGGGTCTCCTAATATTTCACATAAAATATCTAAAAGTATTTCTTTATCATCTGACATAGAAGCAAAGATAATTAATAAACTAATAAAAACAAAATATTTTAACGATTACTTTTTCTTATATTATCTGAAGCCCACAGAGGTTGTAGATTACTCAACGAATTAACTATTTTAGGGTCAGTTTCTTTTTCAAATTTACTAATAGGGATTATGTGGTCGATATGCCATTCACCCCAATTTTCCCAAGACATACCATCAGTAAATAAAGTTTGTAAATATTCTTTTAATTGTTCCGCAGAATATCCTAAAGTTTCATATGTTGTCGATTCTTTTTTACCCCCAAATCGTCTAGTCATTGAACCTAACATTCCTCTCCAAGCATATTCGTGAGGTTTATTAACATATCTTAACTTAAAATATTCGTTAATTTTTTTACGATTATTTAACGCATATTCTTTGGTTCTTTTCTTATGTGTTTTTGAAAATTCGGGTAAATTCTGATAATCATCCTTAAATTTATCACTACGACATTCTTTACACATTGACCTATAACCATCTTTAGTTCCAATTTGTTTATGAAATAAATTAATATCTTTTTCAATTAAACAAGATATACAAGTTTTTCCGGTAATAATTAATTTATCATTTTGTTTATTTTTATGATAATCATTTTTACTTTTAACTTTACGACATTCTTTACATTGATGAAATCGACCATCTTTCTCCCTATTATGCTTATGAAACTCACAAACATCTTTTTCAAGTAAACATTTACTACATATTTTTTTCATTACCAAAATATTCTGTTAATAATTTATTAGTTAATGAAGATAAATTGATATGTTTATCTCTAATTATTTTTTCAATATTAGGGTCTATAGTAATAGACATCCTAATTTTTTTCTCTTCTGTTTTAATTTGTTTACGTCCCATACTTATAAATATCACATTTTTTGTAAAAGTATCATTTTTTTTTGATAAATAAATTATTATTATCAAAACTTTATTAGTTTTTTAATCCGACTATATTTATGGTAATAACTTTTAAACAGATGCCAACAAATATTAACATCAATAATATATCAGGTGCAACACCATTTAATGTTTATCTATGTGATGAATTTAATATAACTTGTGTCTATATCAATACTATTCCGTCCTCATCATTACCGTATGATTTTCAAATTCCAACAATAATGGAGGGTCAAGTTTCATTTAACCTTAAAGTTATTGATAATAATGGTTGTACATCAATTTCAAATATCCTAATTTAATATGCCTTGTAATTCAACATACTGTATAAACAATACCGGATTAGTAGGTGCCGACGATAACTACATAACAGGTGGAACCTATAATGGAGACACTTATTGGACCGGACAAACTAGTGGTTGGACAATATATTTTTATACAGGAACAACAAGTTATTGGTGTTTATCTGATACCTTAGGTGGGTCTTGTTATTTAACCGGGAAATATCCTTGTGTTAGTACTTGTCCTGATTTATCAAGTCTTTATGTCTTTAGTGGTATATGTTTAACACCCACACCGACACCAACACAAAATTGCGATGTTTTAGATTTTACAGCGTTATTTGATTGCGAGTATATCCCAACACCAACACCCACACCAACATCCAGTGTTACTCCAACACCGACTATCACACCATCATCAACAAACTATTGCTCAATCATAGGTATTGATGCTAGTGGTTATACCTATACACCCACTCCAACTCCAACACCATCAATAACACCAACAAATAACCCATTACCTTTTTATTCACCATTAATACCACGTAATTGTTCGTTGTATGGTTTTATGGAATACACACCTATTACCGGACAATTAATATACCCGGGAACTCTTAAATGGCAAGATTGTTTTAATTCAAGTTTATATTATTACACCAATAATGTTACCGGTATTTTTCCGGGGACATTGTTTGAGGATTTTGTTATTTATGGAGCAAATGTTGATGGTCAATCTAAATGTATTTCTTATTTAGGTATGGATTATGACCATGGTAATCAAAATACAATTCAAATAACTTCGGGTCCTTGGGGTTATTCCAATTTAAATGAGTGTGAAAACTGTCTAGTTATTACGACACCTACACCAACACCGACTAACACCGTAACACCAACTGTAACACCGACTAATACACCTACAAACACACCGGGAATGTCACCAACACCAACAGCTAAGATTATGTATTACGTATATTTACAATGTGGAACAAAGAATGAAATATTAAATAATGTTGTAATTCAACCGGTTCCCGCAATACCAACAAATGTTGTGGGTAATGTTATATTTGATTCTAAAAATAGTATTTGTTGGGAATTGATTGATATTTCCGATAATTTATCACAATTACAAAACATATATCAATATAACACTTACTATAATAACAATTACTTCACTGAGGTATATGGAACAATATTTAGTAACAGTAAAGGAAAAACCGCTTGTGGTGAATGTAACAAATATACAAAAGAACTTGAAGCAATATCAAACCCTAACTGTGATTTTAATATTAGAAATTGGAGTAATTGTGTGGATTCAAATACTCAAGGTGAAATTTATGTTAATGATGTAACGGTATATTCATTTAACCAGTCTTTTGACTCTAATCTTTATACGTCAAATTTAACTGTTAATAATGGTGATTATATAAGAATTCATTTAATTGTTCCTATGGACAGTAGTATAACTTTAAATACCGAATTAACAAGTGGTGTTGAAACTCGTACAATAACGAATGAAGATTTTACATTAAATTTAATTGTTAATTGTAGTGAAAAAACTCAGAAAATTGATATTTTCTCAACTTGTAATCAAATTGTACCATCAATTATTTTATCTAGTTCATCTTATAATGAAAACGCTTTAATATCCACAACATATAACTCTTCAGTTAATTGTTTACAAACAAATGTTTCTCCTGAAATGACTTGGACTCTAAACGGATTTGACACATCAAATGTTATTAGTTATGAAATTTTATGTGAGGATTTAGATGTTTCGGGGTCAAGCCCTGATGGGTACTTTATTCACTGGTGGGTAACGGATATCAGTAATAGTCAATTAACTATACCAGTTTCGGGTAGTTGGATTAGTGGTAATGTTCAACCAACAGATTATGGTTCCGGAGATGACGCTAACGGATGGAATGGACCTTGTCCGTCTTCAGGTCCTGATATTCACGATTACAGAATAAGAATATCTGCGTTATTAAATAATGGGAATACAGTAAATAGTAATTACTCAATATTCCGAGCAACCTGTATATCACCATTTTGTTAAACATAAAAAAACCCCTCCGTTAAAGAGGGGTTATTTTTTACCAAATATTTTCTTGTTTCATATGACCTAAGACACAACAATAAGCATCTGTTTGGTCAAAGTTTTCTTTTTTGAGGGTGTTGTTTCTTGTATATTGCCAAGTAATTTGCGGTTCTTTCTTAGCGATTAAGTCCCATATAATTAGTTTTTTATCTATATCTTTTGGAAGTCCTCCAAATAAAACAAATTTACCTTTGTCGTTTTCTTTAACTAATTCAGGGAAGGCGAACTTACGTGAGTTGTATGTTGATATAAAGTCAGGAACTATCCCTAAAACGTCGTAAATTTCTTTTGTTACCAAAGTATTAAACCTTAATAGAGTTTGGACTGTATAGACGTTATTTGAGTTTAATAGAGGTTCCTCAATAATAACCTTAGTAATACCCATATCTTTATAATCTAAAAGTTTAGTTCTAAAGATTTCACCTTTAAGTAGTAATTCTTTTATTTTATTTTCTTCCTTTGGTTTTGGTGTTGGTGATACGTGGGTTAGTTCTAATAACTCTCTACTTTGTATGTCAAATAACGCCCAACCAATAGTTTTGGTGGAAACATCTAATCCAAGAACTTTAGGGCTTTCTTTTAATGTCTTTTTCATAGGTTAAAAATCAAATTTTACCAAAAACTGTTGAATACCTTGTCTTGGGACAGGGGATTGCAGCTTTGATACAATCATAAGATTAAATTCGCTGTCGTAAAGACCAATTTCACTAATTTGTGGTGTAACTCCTGATGACCAAGTAGGATTTGATGGTTTTTGAAATTCTGCCTGACTAAGATTAATTTTATATTTCATTTCATAAATGGTTGCTTGAATATCGGTTTCTAAGGAACCATAGAAATAATACTCATCACCAAAATTAAGTGTTGTGTTACTTGTCGTACCGGTTGGTAATGTTATAAAACTATTTAAGTTATATCTAGGTGATAAGTTATATAAGTCATTTGTAATTACAAATGTTGTGCCTGTTAATCCACTTTGAGTTATATATCCATTTACTGTTGAAGCGCTTAATTGATTTGTATAGTCAATTAATACCCATCCATTAGATTGAGGTCTTCCTCCGTCTTCCACAAGTTGACAAATAATTTGAAACGTATCGGCAACATAACCATTTGGTAATTTATTGTTAGTTATTTGAGTTAAACAATTAAATTCATTTTTAAATCGGACTGCGATATTCTGATTCTCAACTATTCCACAATCAACATTAGGCCCGTTTATTTTAGAGTAATAATTACAATGCAATGAATTAGTCGCACCTGATGATTGATTAGTTAATAGATAACTAACATATAATGTTTGATTTGGACTTGATAATAATCCCAAAGAAGACTCTTGTCTTGACCCATAAAGATTTGGTGGTATAAGAGATATAGTTGCGGCAGGTAAAGTCCAATTACGATTTGATTTGTAGGATAAAGCCGCAACCAATTCTTCATCGTCAATTACGACAATTTTTTGGTCAGGAAATATTTTACCAACTCTATTAGGGAAACCATCAATTGGAGATGGATTATTATCCCATAAATTATAATACCTAATACCAGGACTATTCATATCATCGTTTTTAGTTGATTTGATATAATGAGGTTTTAATAATTGAATTGGTTTCGTGGTTATTTCTGTTTCTTCAGGTAAAAATTTCGGTGGTAATGCGTAAAATGTTTCACCAACACAACAAGTTGGTGATTTATGCCACATAAGCCAAGGAATATGTAATTTAAAATTGGTCGCATCACCTGTTGTATCATTTATATTTGATGGGTCATATGGTTCCAAAGCAAATTTTTCACCGTAAAAGAAATCAATTGTTTGGTTAGTGTAATGAATAATCGCAATAGCTTTTTGTTCCTTAGGTGTAACAACTATTTTATTACTGAATGAGTCATAATAATATACAGAATCTTCCACAACACCATCTACGTTCACAAACGTCTGACCACTATCTGACATATAACCCAAATATTCTTTGGTACCCATATATGATGATGAACCAAAAAACGGATAACCTAAAACCGCATTATTACCAGTATCAATTAATCCTGCAGGATTTTCAGACCAAGGAATATTCATATTCCACACCTTAACATCAAATTCGTCAGTATTACATACGGATTCAAAATTAATTACATCAGTACTCCAATGATTAATAGGTGTTACACTATCATAAAGGTCAGTCATTTTTGATGGATAAACTAATGTTCTAGCGTATGAACAACCTGATAAAATATAAGAGTAATCAGGCGTATTCCTATCTAATGTTATCTCACCCAAACATATATCAACAATACGATATGTTAAAATGTTATGACAACTACTTACACTAATGAAGGTATTAATCACCGGTGTCGGTGTACATCCGGTCGGTGTTGTTACACAGCAAGTTGATGACGGTGTTGGGGTAGGGTCAGGTAATTTACAAACATCATATGATGGTGTAACTGTCGGAGTAGGTGTTGGGGTAGGTGTCAGAGGAGTCGATTCTGAAGAACATATACTTGTATTACCATCAAAATAGATTGTTATTAAATCTCCTTTAGCAGGTAATCTAACAATATTAGTATTACAACCCGAATATATAATTTTAATTTTGGTACCGCCAGTAAAATTAGACATATCGACAACGTAGTTAGAATTAATCACATACTGATTATCGGTATAAGCACTCCAACTTGGAGATGTTGTAGAAGAATTCCCACTAAAAAATCCTCTCATAACAGCACTATTATATATTGGGGATATTTCCGGGTCTGAAAACGGAATACCATATGTATTGGTATTATCATTATCTATATAGAAAGGGTATTTAACATTTTGTTTGTTAGTTTGTCCCGGTGACGAATTTTGAGAATTAAAATTAGGTTCTAAAATATTAGTATTTGCTTGACCATACGAATTTGGTAGTGAGTTATAAGAAACTTCACTATCTCCAATTTGAAAATAGGAGATGTTAAAATTACCCTCAGATAGTTTTTTTCTACCGGTGTCGGTTAATCTTGTATTTATTAATCCTGATGTGTTTTTAAGTATATATCCCATGTAATATAAATATTCTATTTTTTATTATGTGTTAACAATTAATGAGCAACAATCACAACCACTAATAATTGCGTTTGCTATTGAGTATGTATCATTACTATATCCTACAACACACAATCCGGTAGTTGTTTTATCTACCCTAGTTGTTGTTGATATTACAATTGTGTCTGTATTAGTTAAAGTAATTGAATTCCACACTTCATTAATGTTGGATTGGTAAACAAAATCACTTTGGCAACCCGGTGTTGTATTAACCGATTTAGTATTACCTGTCGATGTAAAACTAACGGGTATTGTTGTAAAATTACTATTTAATATTGTACCTGTTGTTAAAATTGACGTTCCACTTGTTGGTGATGAATAAAAATTATTATCGTGGATTAAATCAAACGTAATTGTTGTTCCATCAGGTAATGGTGGTGTAACAGTTATGATTGTCTCGTAGGAATTAACTAACGATGTTTCATTAATAATTGGTGTTGTTGTTGTCGTATTTAAAGAAAGTGTATATGTTGTCGCCATTTCAGGTTTATCAATAGTTATTGTTTTTGAAAAAACATTACCTAAATAATCTGATACCGATAAAACATAAATTCCCGAACATAAATTTGTAAATATTGGGGAACTACTATACGTCACACCATTATCAATTGAATATGAATATGGGGGATTATCTAAACTTACATTAAAAACAATACTACCATCACAAAAACAAGTTGGTTGGTTAATACTCACAGGGAATGTTGAACGATTAGATGTTGAACAACTACCTGAAACACTCTCTAATGTTAACGGAAAAAGTGTTCCTCGAGACGACCAATTTAATGGGGGATTTGAATTAATTAATGAGACAGAATCATAAAATTCTCCACCTTCTATAATAAAATTAATTATATTCCATTCCAATTCGGTTGAATTCCACACAACTTTTGAGTTTATGTTTGATTCCCAATACCAAGTAGGATTACCATTTGAATCTAATTCATCGGATGGTATAAAATGATACGATTTTTTAGCATTTGGATTACCTGATGGGTAATAACTTATACAAAAATCTTTATATATTATTCTCACCGGTGGTATTAAAGGTTGGGGGTTTTGGACTGAACAAGGTCCGAAGGTTGAATTAATCATTTCGGGAGAACAAGTTGCTGGGTCAATATTTATCCATTCATATGTTCCGATAATTGATATCGGATAATCACTAGGGTTTAATAGTCTTGAATAGTCACCACCAGGACCAACGGAACCTAAAATGTCAGTATACCTCCATCTATTTGGTGAGCTCGAATTATCCCACCAAACAAAACCTACATCTACCGGACAAGGATTCCCATTAAAACCTGTTGGGTCTACAGGACAATTATTTAAACTCCACCATCTTTTTCCATTAAATAGTGTATCTTCAGCACTTACACTACAAGAAAATGTAAATGTACCACCAGGGCCAATACCTCTATACGTAAAACACATAATTGATGATACGTTTGTGGTTATTGATTCTTCAGGACAAAGTTGATTATATAAGTAAATTATTTCTGTATCATCAGGAACTACAACAGTAACTCCATTGGGTGGTGAAAATAATTGACCATAAGTTAAATTTTCCGCAAGGGTTGTTGTACCTGAAATAAAAGGTATAGGTCCTGGATTAGTATTAAGATAAATTGTATATGGACCTGGTGAGGTTCCTCCTGTTATTTTTATTGTATAATATTTACTCATAGTTAAATTATATAAATCGGATTAAAATATTGTTCACTCCCACCAGAATATCTATAAGCTAATTCGTAAAAAGCGTTTTGTGGTGTTGTTGGAGAACCTGAATACGCAAAATTTGTTATTGGTGATGCCCAAATATCAAAATCACTTAAATCATTTTCGTTTGTTAATCTTACTTGATAAAGATATTTATATTGTTTTATATTGTATGAATTATAGATAGGTTCTTTAACTCCACTTGTATTATAATTACATACCGTTCCGGATAATGATGGAATAATTGTTGATGGTATACCTGAAAATGGATATGTGTTAAACGACCAATCAGGTGTAATAAAATACCCATTTATAAAAGTATGTCCAGTTTTTGGAGTGTCCACAAGTACTAACCCTGATACTTGAAAAATTGGGTTTGTATAATACATACCATTGATAAAATCTCTATCAGTTCCATTATTTGGTGTACTACCTGTAGACATATTATTTACTTGAGAAACAACTGTACTAGGTGTGATATCACAATTAGAATAACATGAGGGGAAAGTGATGTTGTTTGAAATTGTATTAGCGGTAATTTTTAGGAAATAATCGGAGCCAGTCACACCCGTCACATATAAAGACGAACCGTGTATATATATTAACCTATCTAACCTACCATCTAAACATGATACGGCGGAACTTTGTGCTGGTATTTTCATTGTGTAATAACGATAATATGAAACATCGTTTGAATTAGTACTTGATGTCCATCCCAAACTATATGGAGGTAAACCTAAAAATGCGTTTCTAATTGAATTATAATATGTTGAAATAAATGTTGATGAACCTGTAAATCCATAAACACCCCTACCATCAAGTAGAAAAGTTTTATCATATATTGTTTTTGTTGTACCAGTTGCACAATTTGTTAGATTCGATGGTAAGGTAATAATATTTTGACTTCTACACTCAGTATTATCAAAATATAAAAGTGGAGTTATATTACCTGTTAATATATTATTAGAAGAACCTACTGGTATGGAATTTGTAATAACATTATTACTTTCTGACAACGAATAATAGGGGATATAATCCGATAGTAAATCAAACCTAGAACAACCAGAAATATTAAACCTAACAGATAAATCACATCCAGTAGTTGTTGTACCCGAAATTGTTGATTTTATAATTTTGTAATCTTGTGTTGACAAACAATCGTCACACTCATAATCGTCTAAACAAGATATAAACAATTCCCATTTACTATCACTAATCGCTGGAGTTACCGTTATTATTATATTATCATTATTGTTTACTGTAATACCTGTTAAACAAGTATATTTTACAAAATAACGATTGGACGTAGTTTTTGCTGACATAGGATATGTAGAAGTTGAAAAATTATTACTAACAACATTCGTGCCTATTACAAAATCCTCTAAACCTATTTTGTTTGGGTATGTCAAACCACTGAACTCAATTCTAATTCTGTCCGGGTTTTGCTCCCCAAGAAATGTCCACACCAAATATTTAGTATTACCCGATATTTTATAAGTGAACGATTGTGTTAACGGTGTACCTTGAGTTTGATAATCAAAATTTAAAAAATTAGTGTATGAACTGTATCCGAATCTGGTATCCGTGTTTGTACTTACATTACAGGTCAACGGTAAAACATTTATTGTTGGTAGACAATTACCACTAAATAAAATATTACCAGTACCTCCGGTATTTGAATAAGATATCCCATTTAAAACAACATTTTGTATTACGGGTGCGTAATTACCACTTGAAACCGCTATTGATGTTGTTTCCGAAGAAAAAGGGTGTGGAACTTCATATGTGAAAAGATTACCCTTACCAGACGTAAACTCTAATGTTGTTGTATTATCAGGTCCGTACCAATGAATTAAATAATCAGTAATATTATTTTGACAAGAACCGGTTAAAATACCACAGTAAATTTTACTAATTGTTGTTGCAGAATAATTTGAAAACCCTAAATCACAATTATCACAAATATTATTATTTTGTATTGGGATTGAAATACAAAAAGTTCCTGATGAATCTTTAAAACTCAAATAAGTTGTTCCATCAGGTATGTTATTAATAATATAAGGACAACTATCAGTTAAACTACTAACGGGAACGGACGAAGCTATTAGATTCGGTGATGTGTAGTTATTTTGTCCCAAATAAACATTAAATGATGTAACCCCATTTGGTATGTCGGTTAAACAAGTTGCTGCAGAAAAAGCCATATATAAATTAAGTTAAATCAAATGTGTATCCGGCTAATCCGGTATCAATACATTCTTCCGGAAATACCTGTTCGATAGTTGCGGAAAATGTACAATCTGGTGGTGTGTATATTGTACAAACAGTTGTTGCTGTGTAGTCTCCCCAATAATCAACCGTTGTTGCAGTATAAGAACCATTAGGTAGATTATTATATGTTGGAGATATCGGACCATCAATCCAAGTTACGGTATATGGCGCTGAACCACCACTAATAGAAAGTGAAACAATACCATCTGAAGATAAAGAAGTCGATGGGTTAGTTGTAACACATCTAACACCCATAGGTAATATTGTTATAACACCGCATTCATTTCTTTTTTCGGATAATATTGGTGAAACATCTCTATTCTGAGGTCTACAACGGAATATATATTCTGTACAAAATGAACAAGATTCATAAATTAAAAATATTGGTGTTGAATTATAAAATGATAAGTCGTCGATTGGTGTTGTTGAGGACCCACTATAAGTTACACATCCCGAGAATGAATCAATTATAAGTCCGTAAACACCACCAACATTATCTGTAAAACTTGACCATAAAGTTAATGGATTGGTGTTGTTTATAATACCAAAAGGTTCTTCACCACAACAGGGTGTAAAATAATAAAATTGTGACATTATGTTTTTATTTTATTTATAAATAATACGAAGTTTCATTTTTACTAAAATATAATTGACATTTGTTTTTAATAAATGGCGTGTTGGGTGATATTTATAGATATGAAACTAATAGACACAATATCAAATGTTGTTACGGAAGCCAAAGAAGCTTATGAATTGGCGTGTGACAGAGGTGTTCCTGAAAAGGAACTTGATAGGTTAGAAAAAAATTACTACGAGTCCTTAAAACTTTTAAGGATATATGAAAATTTGGGTAAGAGACCAAAAGACAAAACTCTATAACCCATTACAATTAATAATATTAAATCGTTCACAACCATCTGAAGTTATAATCTTAATTCCAACAGATGGTGCCAAATTAAATGGTGGTGGTAAAACAATCTCAACCGATGATGGTACGGGTGTATTAATTTGTGAGATATAACCACAATTATTACCATAGACATCACATACGTAAATATCGTAAGGGTAAGTTAGACCGGTTATTGAGTTTAAAATTATTGATGTCATTTAACAATATTAATTACAACCACTAATGTAGTATGTATCGTTATCATAAATACAATATGCTCCCGTTGTTAAACCATTCCAACTTGTTTGGTCGGTAACATTAGGGATAGTTGTTAAATCTCTATAATAAGTCTCTGTTAAATCCACAGCCAACCATTCTTGTGTTCCAATACATATTGTAGGGTAAGAAACACCATTATTACCATAATAAACACCTGTTTGTCCCGGTGATAACATAGTTGTTGATTTAACTAATCTAACCGGAGAACCATTTTCTCTACTAGAACCATATGATGTGGTTGTTGTCAATCCACCTGAGATTAAAGGTAGAACCCAACCTTGATTAACACCATAAGGTGTTAATGTTCTATATAAACTACTTTGTCTTTGATTTAAGAATCCACTATTTGTTCTAACACCATTTCCAATACCACCAAATCCGGATGAATTCGTTGCGTTAATGTTGGAACTATTCCAATAAGTTGTTGTATCCACTAATCTTAAAGCTCTTGAATTATTTGAAACTGATGATAATAAAACATCAAAATCTGATTTAGAAGGAACCGACCAATCATCTGAACTTGTGATTGATTGTGATGATGAACCTGTAAGAGCGTAGAAATTATACAAGTAACCAAAACAAGGTAAATTTGTTTGAGTTGCCGATGGTGTTGGTGTTATTGTTGGAGTCACAGTGTTTGTTGGTGTAATAGTTGGTGTAACCGTTGGAGTCACAGTTGTCGTAACCGTTGGTGTGACCGTTGGTGTATTAGTCATAGTAGGAGTTATCGTTGGTGTTGGTGATAATCCAGGTGTTGGTGTAACTGTTGGTGTTACAGTGTTTGTCGGAGTATTTGTAGGTGTTGGTGTAGGTAAAGGGCAAACACAGTCTATCTGATAGTCAATTCTCATAACAACACTAATGTCAGCATTAACTAATGAGGTGTCTTCATTATTTGACTCAACCACAATTGTATTAGTAATTGGATTAATATTCACAGAACCTATCGATGGTAAAGACTCTAATAATGTTTGAATTGTATTATACCATAATTCATCCGAAGGATAATCTAACAACCCTGTACTATTATAAAAAACACTTGAGTCAGTATAACTACCAACATAAACAAAAACTTGAAAAGTCGCAGCGCTTAATACACAATTAGTATTTCCGGGAGAATCCAATATAATTTGATTATATCCCTCATTTAACAATTGTTTAGGTGTGGACTCAACAAATATTGGTTGATTAAATTGATTTGAACTTCCCACATTAAAATACCCTGTTGAACCATATAGAGAACTACCAGCAATAGATATTTTTTTTGTTTTAGAACATCCGTTATCATCAACAACTCTAAGAGAATAATCACCAATTGATAAATTATTAACAGTTAAACCAGTCTGACCACCAACATTACCACTCCAATATAATGTAAATGGTGGTTGACCATTTGTAATATATGCAGTTATCGACCCGTCATTATCTAATGAATTAGTTGATAATAAATGGAAATCAACTGTATTTGAATTGTCTATTGTAAATGGTTGTGATTGTTTACAAAATAACCTATCAGTCACACTAGCAGTATAATTACCTGATGTAAGATTATTAAATGTGTAAGACGTTAATGATGTTTTTACTGTCGAACCATTAATCTCATATAAATATGGTGGTGTCCCTCCACTTGTAATTTCTAAACGAACTAATCCATTACTACCATTACACGTAGTACCGGTAGTAAATGTAGTTAAATCAAATAAAATTGTATTATTTATTGTATAGGCACTTGTAAAAGTACAAGAACCATTATCAGTTATACTTAAAGTGTATGTGTCAGCAGATAAACCGTCAAATAACCAATTTGATTGATAAACCGTATTTGTTTTTATATTTCCGGAAGAATCTGTTAAACTATAAGTATACGGTGATGTACCACCAAAAACAGTTATGGGACCAATTAACCCTGAAAAATCATTACACTTTGAATTAGTAATCTCAACATTAATTGTTGACATCCCTTTTGGTGTTAATAACTTAGTTGTTGTTGTAAAACTACACAAACCAGCGTCGGTAACTTGTATTGTAAATCCACCCGGGCCTAATCCGGTAAATGTCACCGTTCTATCAAATGTAATGTTTGTTACACCATTTGAACCCAAATAATAAAAAGGTGGTGTTCCACCTGTAATAATAATTTGAACTTCCCCATCAGCCGTAAAACAACTTGGTTGAGTCAAATAAAGAGTTCCCAAACCAATAGGTTCAACATCATATATTACTGTACCATCACTAATAGAACATCCTGTGTTATCGGTAACGGTAACAGTATAAGAACCTCCGGTTAATCCTGTAATACTATCTGTTATACCACCATTTGACCATAAATACGTATATGGTGGAGTACCTGTCAATCCTGTTATGAATATCTTACCTGAATCAACAGCACAACCAGCATTATTAATATTGTAAAAACCAAAAGATAAATTATTAGAATTTTTAATAATTACACTTTCGGATTTACCCGTACATCCACCACCATCATCCGCTATAACATAATAGGTACCTGAGGAAAGATTATTGAATGTGTATGTATTATTATCAACCGTGTTATTTGTTATAAAACCCGTAATAACATTATATAAGTAAAAACTCGCTTGACCATAAAGATTACTTGTTAAAGTAGTTAATGAACCATTATTTGAATCACAAACGGTGTTAATTATATTTGTTATTGATACACAGGTTCCACTAGAAATATAGATATTAACAGGTAGAACAGTATTACCCGAAACACAACTATCTACTACGTTAAATGAGTAAGTTCCGGCCGATAAATTTGTTTGTGTATAAGAGGTGACACCAACACCTAGTGAAGTGCTACCCGTTGTTGGTGATAACCACTGTATTGTATAATCAGGTGCCGTTCCATCGATTTCAATAGTAAAAGCCCCTAAATTTGTATTACTACAATCTCCGGTTATGCTTGATGTATATGATAAAAAACAACTCATTTATTAATTGGTGCAAGATATTGTAAAGTTTATTCCGATATTTATCGTTATTTCTTCGTTTAAAGGTGTTTCAGAACAATTAGTGTTCCAAATTCTAATATTAACCGCATTTGTATCTGAAATATCTGTAACGATATTATCAATTGTTTCATACCTATAATCATAACCTAACGTATTTAACTGACTTAACGCAAAATCTAAAGATTCTGTCCAAGTAGTTAAACAAGGTGTTGCTGGTAAACAACTTTGACTCACATAATTATAATACCCAATACCGGTAAAGAAAGGATATTGGAAAATAAACCCATTCACATTTAAATCAATAAACCATTCACTATTTATTGTAGTTAAATCACAGTTACTATTTCCATTATTTATTATCCATTCATCAACAACATATTTTAAAACATTTGTAAACCCACCAAGTTCTTTACTTTGATTAGGGTATAAAGGACATACCACCGACTGAAATGAACAATCTTTTTGAAAGATACTCCCGGTGAATTTAGACACCACACTATTAACAGGGATTATCTCACAACCTCTTTGTCTTCTCCAAACAAATTTTTGTCTGTGAAATATTGAGTTTTCCATTTTAACACCTGTTGTCCAAATAGTTGTTGCCGGAACCATTTGTTCCACTAATCTAACCCAATAATCACCCATACCATTCACATATTCAATCATTGTTTTATACGTGAAATTATCATTTTGAATTCCTTGGTCTTTTTCTGATTCAAGATATCTCCAATAAATAGATTGTAGAGTTGGGTAACCACTTGTTCCACCATCTGTGGCAAATTGTCTGTTTCTTACATTAATAGTATTCAACCAAAATGTTTGAGCAAACTCAAAAAATGTTTTTTGATTAGGTCTAGGGTTAATCACAGTATTATCAACACCACCTTTGTTTGGATAAATAGTTGTTGGGTATGGGTCACAATATGTTGGTCTAACATAATTTAAACCTTCGTTTGGTATTGGGTAGTTAAATTGTCTTGACATATACCAAACATCATATAATAACCCTTGAGCGGGATTTAAATATAACTCAACATTTTTAACATTAATAACCAAATTTTCACTATCAGTAAAATAAAGAGCATTATATTGACCGTCTAAATTACTTCTATTCCCAACTTCAGTGTCAACCCAACTTTTATTATTATCTATTGTTGCTCGAAGATTAAACCCTAAATTAGTATATGGGAATTTTTGATATATATTCAAATATTCTTGACCATAACTAAATGGTGTTAATTTTGTTTGATAATTTGGGTTAGAACCTGTAAATACACTATTAGTTAAATCAACCTTTTCAGGTGACCTGTGTTTAGGTGTAGATTCAAACCAACCCGCACCCATTTGATAATAATAAGAATCACTATTAACTGGTGATGACGGATATCCCTCACTATTAACAGGGTAATTATTAGATGTTAAAACAACACTTTCTAGTGAAGTTATTGTTGTAAATCCTGTATAACCACTACCTTGTATACGAAAAACATTTCCGTTTTCTAATGTTGGTATTCTCCTTGAATAAGTCCCCCCCGATATATTAGCATATTGTATGTCAAAATCTGACATATTAATTCTTTGGTCTGCCAAATAAACATATTCATTAAATTCTACTAAAGCCTCCGGAGCACCAATTAAACTCATTAAAGTTTCAATTGATTTTCTAGTACCTTTTGATTTAAACAAATATGCCGAATTAAGAATTAAATTTTTATAATATTGATAATTTAATTCATCAGGTGTTTGTGCTTGTCCTACACCACTATATAGTGATTTATCAACATTCTTTTGACCAAATACTGACCCTAAAAAATCATCATTACTTATTGGTGACATATTTGTCGTCCAACCTAATGTTTGTGATAAGTTCTTTAATAATTGTGATGGTATATCATTACCTGTATTATAATTAACAGAGTTCATATACGCTAAACTATTAATGAATTTTTTTGTTTCATCAAAACTTCTACCGTATATTTGTAATACTTTTTCAATTTTTTGGTCTGACGTATCAAACTCTTTAATAGAATCTGTTGTTAGAAATCTAGATACAAGATTTGTTTGATACCCATCAAAACTAACACTCACATTATTTAAAGTTGTTAAGTAAGATGTGAAAGAATTAGTTAAAATATCTAAATTCCAATTACCATACAACGGCCAAGTTATTTTTTTATTTTCAATATAAAAAGTTCCGTCATCATTATCTCTTGGAACTTGGAATGTCGCAGTATAAACCGGCACAACATTTCTATTTAATAAAAATCTTTGAACTTCATCAAATTTTTCATTAAAAACTTTATTCACTTCATAATCATTTGGTCTAATAACTAAATCATCATATGTTTCTGTTTTACCTGAAAAAACGTCACCTTTTAAAAATATTTTAAGAACACCACTTGTTAATGAAGTTGTTGGATTAATGAATATAACATCATAACCACTTCCATTAACATATAATGAATATTTTGCATACTGAGTTGTCATATTTCTTAACTCAGAAACTTGAACTTCTCTTAATTCTAAATTTCTTGTTGCATTAACAGTAAAATCAACATCAAATGGATTACGTATTCTTGAAACATTTAATTCAATAGTTGTTTCATTTAATATTTGGTTGTAAATTATGTTTGTCGCCGTTGTCCCCGTTAAATAATTTTCATCCATTAATGTAACTTCCAAAGCCGCGGGAAATTGACTAATGATAGTTTCAACCGAAGTTGAAATACGTTTAACCATTGACCCATACGATGTGAAATTAGTAACTTGACTAACATCAAAATTAGGATAAACTTTAAAATTATTCTCAAAAATCGCTTTAGATTGAGCAACAGAATTAACCCCCAAACCTTCTAAATTTATAGGATTTGAAAATACCCCCGTTGTAAAAGTTCTATTTGTTTTTTCTGTAACACTAGTCGAAAATTCAAAATTACCTTGCGTAAGACCTCCCCCAGTAACAAGTTGGAAACCAACTAAATTATCGGAAAATGTACCAGAACCGGACGCTGTCTGTGGGGGACAAGTAAATTTTTCTGTAGCCATTATTGAGTTATATTTGTAAAGTTTTTACTAAAGTCAATATTATCACCTCTATCTTGTCTAACCTCATATAATAACTCGTTAAATTGGTCTCTAATTTCATATAAGTTGTATTGTTTGTATATGTTATTAGCATTGTCGTATAATGTGTAGATACCATCATCCATAGATTTGGTTTGATTACCATATAACGCAATTGCCAATGTTGAGAAGTCGTGCTCCGCAATTTCAATATCTAATGTAATTGGATTAAAAAACGTATTTGTAATAATTACATCTTGATTTGGTTGTCCAATATATGGTGTAGCGTTTGGCTTATTTGTTGGGGCTGAAGATGGTGATAATGTACAAAACAATAAATTTGTATTATTGTCAGAATATCTATATCTAATCGCTTTTTGAGATGAGTTTGTTAAATTTTGTACAACCGGTTCACAAAAGAATGATGAGGTAATAATTCTGAAAAAATTGGGTATTTTAGTCCCATCAGAATTTAAATATTCAATTCTAAAACCAACTAAACCCTGACTAACAAATTTGTTTCTATAATTATTCGGTACCGAATTTAAATCAAATATTAAACCTTTAACATTTGGTAGTGCCGACAACACACCACAATCTAATATTGTTGTTCTAATTTGTGCCGGACGAACAAAAATGGTGTAAATCCCAATTTTATTAAACTGTTCAGCTGGTAATTTTAAATTATATAACCCACCCAATATCTCAACACCATTATTTACACCGGTAGTGTCGTTATTGTAATAAGGTTTTAGTATAGATAAAGAATCTAACTTTGTTAACACAAAATTATCTGTCTCATCCCTTGTTGGAGTAAAATTTAATATTATCTCAACATCCTCAGGACTTACGTCCGCTGGTCTTATTACCCCATAGCTACCCGTACTCATATTATATCTTTTTTTATTATTTTATTACTTTTCTTTAAATTATCTTCAGCCCATAATGGCTGAAGATTAGTGTAATGACACAATTTATAAAGTTCATCTTTAGTTTTTGCTGATGATAATGGAATGATGTGGTCAATGTGAATATGTTTACCCATTAATTCCCAAGACATTCCTTCAACAAATTTTTTTTCAATAAACTCTTTAAGAAAAACTAACGAACAACCAATAATGTTAAATGTCTTATCTTCTTTATCAACACCTATTTTTTTAAAATAAAACCCAGTTCTACCTCTTAAATATTGTGTTAATCTAAACATTGGGTCATTCTTACGCCTATTTTTATCGTTAAAATTTCTTTTTTCTTTATTATCTTGTCTCCATTTTTTAACTCTATCTCTATTTTTTTGACCATTTTTTTTTAAATAATCTTGACTTTGTTTTTTAATTTTATCGACGTTATTTTCTCTATATTTTTTAGAATACACCAATTTTTCTTCAGTATTTTCTTTATAATGTAAATTACTTCGTTCTAATATGGTTTTTTTATTTTTTTTATAATATTGTATATTATATTCTTTTTCACATAACTTACATCTACTCACATATTTTTGAGTGTCTTTACGAAAAGTAAAGTCACAACTTTCTTTTTCTATTTTACATTTTGTACAAACTTTCATATCTATAAATATCAAAAATAAAAAAATTAAATGGTATTTATTATTCCAAAAAACTTATACCCATATTTCTCCAAATCCCCAATGTTATCCACCTCACCCAATCTTTCAATACGTTCAAGAGCTGAGTTCTTGCCCCTCTCTATAAATATGTTGGATTGCACTTCCGGCTCATCAATTATACCTAATAATAATTCATTTTTCACTATTGGTTGACAAACTACCATATCGGACGTTAAACCGGAAGAATAAACGGCAAATAATGTTGTTCCATCTGAATAATCATAGTAATCAATATCATTTATTGTATAAGCGGTATATAACCCATCTAAACTAATACCACTATATATTCCAATAGCTCCGGTATTACCTGTAACCGATTCTCCCGGTTTATAAGGTATTAACCCATATTGTTTCAAATCTCGTAACGATGATTGTGTATATCCTGTTATTAAAAATGGTATTGAACTCCACGAATTAAATAACCTTATATCATCAACCGTTGAGTTACAGTTAGCGTCACCACTGAAAATGTAATCATATGAAAAAGATGTTGCCGACCAACTACCACCCGCAGGTGTGAATGTAGCAGTTCCTCTTGGATTATCAATTGTTACACCTGTGAATGGTATGTTTACTGTTTTACGTATTTTATTTGTTCCCCAAGGACTAACGCCTGTTAAAGTAATTGTTTGAGAACCTGAGAATGAATATGTATGACATACAGGTGTTGTATTAAAAGGCCCAAAAGTTCCATCACCCCAATCGATAAAATAATTAGAAAAATCCAAATATTTTTTAAACTCAACATCGGAAGTATTATAAACACAAAAAGTGTTGTTGTTACCGGTAAATATAAAATTCAACATTGTATCCTGTTGTAACACCATCCCATCAAATATTGAGTAATACCCTATATCGTTAACATTTTCAGTTAATAAAATAGGTATTGTTAAACCGGTTAATAATGATGCACCGTCTGTCCCACCTGATAAAATATCAGTCATTGACGAATAAACATACGTTGACCCGGTTATTTGAATCTCAATTGGTTCCGGAACTAATACACAACATTCAGTAACGAAGTTAACGCCAGTTATACTTGTAAATAAATTTACTTTTCTTATATCCCCATTGATTACCTCGGGAGATATTCTAATTCTATAATCTCTCTCTGTCATTATGGATTTATATATTCATACCATTTTATGGGACTTGTTGTCCCTACTCTACTTTCAAAAGCACTACTACCACTATTATTATCAAAAATTTGATACGTCTTTGTATTATAATCTAAAATCACTTTATAATAAAAGAAATCTTCAGGATTAAATGTAAAAGGTGATGGTATAATTGGTGGCACCTGAGGGGTATTCATCATCTTTACAAAAACACCCAATCTAGCATCAAAAAATTTTGCCGTCATATAAAAGGTGTTTAATCCATTGTAGAAATCTTTATCTCTCAACCAATACAAGAAAAACCCTTCTTTATCACCAACATAATCTAATTTGAATGATGGTATCTTAATTTGAACGTCAGGTAATAATGAGGATACTGTACCACTAACTGTATACCCTTGTTGTACCGGTATTATTACTGTAAAATAATTTGTTTGACTTATAGTATCCTTGGTGTCGTAAAAATCCAATTTGAAAAATGATTTTGTGAATGGTTTTACATAATAATAAATTTCAGTAGTTAAAAACCCTTCAGGTATATAACTTGTTATCCAATTAGAAATTGTTGAGGTTGTAACCAAAGAAGCGGGATTCACAGGCACACCCCCACTATTATCAGCGAAGAAATGAAAATCATATTTAATATCCGTTTTTGTATCACTACTATAAGGTGCGTGAGCAAATCTTAAAATTTCAAAATCACCCGGAAACCCAACAATTTCTTCCACCACCTGTTGTTGATATTCCTCAATAGCATCATCCTGACCAATAAAATCCCATTTAATTTCTATTGGTATGTTAATGTATTTATCGTTCCCTTTTGGTAAGGTAAAGGCGTATTTATTATTATTCACAATCGTCTTTTGTTGGTTGAGCCGCTCCGTAAAGAGTTGCGTAGTTATTTAAATTACTTTCTATATAATTAGTTCCTTCCGGTATTATTCTAAAAATAAAATTTTCATATGGATAATGTTTCCCATTTAAAAATGGATAATCCACACCATTCTTATTAGTATCCTTAAATCCATAGGTGTAAATGTCTCTCCAAATAAAAGAATTGTATGTTGTTGAAAAGTAAGCATAATCCGGAACATCAACCATATTGTTAATACTTCCGGTTTCTATGTAATCTGAAAATGCTCTAATTTTTATTTTACTATGTGGTTTGTAATAATAACCCATTTGATTGGCATTATCATCAGTATCTGAAATATTAAAAACAAAAGAATTAAATGTAAATTTGTGATTTATATCACTAATTAATCTTTCGGTTTGTTCATAATCATTCCATTCATAAAAACCACCATCTAAAACATCACCTTCTTTTAAAGATTCCATATATCTAAAAACAAATGATGTCGCCGTTGCCGGTGTCAATATTTTTAACGGATATGGTTGATTTAAATCTCCAACAAACACTGAATCTGAATTATCAAGTTTCCACCATTCATTTGGTACATTAAAATTAGTCAACGATAAATTAAAATCAAACCCTTGTTTTAAACCATAATATTGTAGATTTGAATTAGGCACACCAAAGGTTAACCCAAAATAACCCTTCCATATTGTCGTAATAAATAAATCACTAATTGGTCGTTTATGGTTATCCCGAAATGAACTAACATCAATATCTTTATTAAACGATAGTGTATATGATTGAGACCCTTCCTTGAAGGATACTCTTTTTACGTTATTTGGAGTATAAACCGGACTTTCAAATTTCTTTTTTGACCCAAATATATTTTTTTCAAATCCAGCATTAACAAGAACATAATCCTCAACATTAGTTAATATCTTATGTTGTAATACATAATATTTGGAAGTTGTGTCATTAGGATTATCATTATTTATAATTCTTTTAAAGGTACCTTTAGGTTCGTTGTCGAAAGTAGTTCCGGTAAATCCAATATTAAAAATATTAAAAATGTATTCATCCGTTCCCGGCATTCCATCACCAAATGAAAATACTTGGAATGTATTAGTATATCCATTATCCAATTTAATTTTAACAAATTCAGATTCTGATAATCCGTGTTTAACTGGACATTTAAATTGAATCAAACTATTCCCATTCATAGAGATGTCACTTGAATACAAAATAAACGGTATACCATCAATAGCACTCCAATTATAGTACTGACTACCCACAGGTAATGTTGGATTAAAATATTGTAAAACTTTATTAATGTTTTTATAGGGGTAACTAACAAAAAAATTCCAATTATATGTTGAAGCACTTTTTGAGATAAAATTTATGTGATTGTTTGGTGGTTGTGTATAACCACTAACATCATAATCACTACGAATAAAATCAAATTCGTGATATTGCACAAACCCTTCCCAATATACATTATCAGGATTATTATCACACTGTGATAAAACAGATTGAGTTTCGTTTATATAATATAAATTATTCTCTAACGGGGTATATTTTGTTCTTCCGGTGTATGAATTATTATACAGTAATTGAAATTTACAAGTAGGTCTAAATGTTGTGGATTTTTGTCTCTCATTATCAAATACCTGAACTAAATTAACATCAATACTTCTATCAAATTCTTGAATATTTTTAGAATTTTGAACTAAAGGTGTTGGTATTGATAAATCAGTGTTTGTAGATGTTTTATATCTTAGAGAACCTAAAATAATTCTAATATCATCCATATTAATTTGTTATATTACTTGTGTTTATCCATTTTGTTTTAAATCTATCAAATGATGAAGCACCTCGTCTTAATCCAAAATAAAAATGAAATGGTGCTCCAACAGTGATTTTCATATCATCAGGTGTAGGGTTATCCCAATATGTAGGGTCAGCGGTTATATTACCAATAATATTATTAACAGCATATATGTAACCCTTTTGAAATTGAGTTTGTATACTACCCGTAGTTCTAAAATATCTTGAGGACGGGAGTAACCTATCTAAAGATTGATAGTTATTTGAAAAAACACTGTTACCATCAACATTGAAATCCCAATTATTAAATTGTCTACCAAAAATGGAATCACTACCAGGATTAGCATTTAGATACCACTGTGAAAATGGTACTTCTTGTGAATAAACCGGAAAATTATTAAATGAACAGTCACTATTAACTTGAACCGAACCATTAATTATTGTTCTTTTAGGCGTTATATAATCTCTAACTTGTGTATCTGATGAGAAGAAAATACCCATAACATTATCACAATTAAAAAATATAGGGTTTTGTAACTCCGGAGTTATGGTTGCAACACCATTACCCAAACCAACACCTGTAGCGGTAAATATTGTACCAACACTATTATTAGGTGAACCAATCAACGTAAAATTAGTTAAGGTCGGTGACCCGAGTGATTTAATTTTATACTGTTGACCAATAACAAATGAACCCGAGGAAACATCACTAATAGTGTCAGGATAATTAGACGCTAAGAATGGTGAAACGCCTAATTCAGAATTAATTGATATTAATTGAGCGTAATCAGCATCTATTTGTAATTTAGTCCCACCGACATTACTACTTGGTCTGCTATTTGAGAAGTAAGCCAAGATGTTTAAACTACCTAATAATGTTTTTAAGAAAGTACTGTCAATAAAACGACTAACAATAAATAAGTTAAGGATATCATCCACGGTACCAAAAGAAGATGAATCTAATCTATTAACAACATACCCATCATAATCGTCAGACATAACTAATTCTTGTAAGAAATCAGCTCTAGGCCCTAAATCCATTATTGTTGTTGGAAACCCAATATAACCGTTTGAACTTGTCTTGAACGTATTAGTTGTCACATCATAAACCGTAGCTCTATAATAATAATTTCTAGTTTGTTCGTGAAAGTTAACTAATCTACCACAGGTAGATACAATTGGTTGATTTGGGGTTGAACTAGTTGGCGACGTATACCCTATAACCTCTGTTTTAATCGGGAAAGCATATAACACACCGTTAACCCAATTATTCACAAATCTATGTGAAAATACATTTCTACAAGCACCCAACATAACCATATTTCTAGCAATCCATTCAAACATTAATTTCCAATCATTTATTAATGATAAAAATATTGTTGTGACAAATCTATAACAACCAAATTCAAATATAGTTTCACCCAAATATTCTTGACAACTGTGACCGGCAATCGTAATAGTTCCATTAGGTCCGTTACTTTTACAACCATAACATTCTAAATTAACAGAACCACCACAGGTAAAACTATCAAAAACCCTATTAATGTTAGTTGAACCTGATAAGTCTTGAGTAAGATATTGTAAATCACCTGAACCAACACTACCGGTGGAGTTTTGACTGCTCGTAATACTAAGTACACCTGATTCAGGAATTAAATAAATTTTAAAATTATTATTTTTTTGTAACACCATACCATTACAACAATATTCTTCAACATTTGTTGAGGTTGGTAATCTATCACCTCTCATCACAAATTGATTATCATTTGAACCAGCAGTAAAATTTAAAGTGTTTCCAGTTGTATTGTAAATCGGTGAATAATAATTTGATGTGATACTATAGTTACCAGCTCTATTTGTTACGTCATATAAATAAAATGGGTCATATAAATAAAATGGGTCGTAACCATTTTCATCATATCCAAAATCATTAACAACGTCTAAATTTGTAAACATTACAGACCCACCCTCAACTATCTCATTAGGGAAATATCCTTGATTATATTGAGTATTTGCTGTATAGGTAAAAAGGGGTAACAAAATATTTTGGTAACCATCTTCATCAGGAAATGGGTAACCTGGATAATCAACATATATAGGAATTACCCTCCAAGAAAATCTATTAGTTAAACCATTTACCCTGATTCCGTAAGTAGATGATATAGTTACAACTTCATTATCCAAAATTGGTTTGGTATTAGTTGGGTTAATACTACCGCAAATTACATTAACAGTATTTAAAGACCTATTATCCATACTTGAATAATAATTAATTAAATTTGAATTAAATCCTGAATACCCTGAGTTAATAACACCATTATATACATACAATGTTCCTGCCGAGTATCCGGTTATAGGACCTGTTATTGTTTGCATTTGTGATTTATAAGAAAATGAGTTAAAATATAACTGTTGATTAGTGTTAGTATAAGCGTCAAAACCAATATTACCACCCGTGGTAATTACACTTCCACCACTATTTGTAATGGTGATTTGGGGATAATCATTTGTTAAATGACTAATATTTTTAAACTTACCTTGTATCGGTATATTCATATGATAAAAACCTCTAACAGATATTTGATTTTCATTATTATAACCAAATAATTTACCTAAACCATATTGTATATCAACTTTAGGTGTGTAAGGGTCAACACCTCTATTTAAAATTAAAACACAAATATTAAGGTAATCTTTAACATATTCAAGAGTTTTAAAATCAGGTATGTTATCAGCGTTATTAACATAACCAGAATTATCTTCTTGAGCCATAAAAATATCATTATTTAAATAACGAGTATTTAAAGAATTAAAACCTATCTCATTGGTAACACATTGACCACTAAATTGATTATAGGTCATAGCGGTTATGACTTGGAAATATTCAATATCTGTTGGGAATTTATGGTAATTATTTGTTGTGGTTGCCGTTATGTTAACATTGTATTGAACCGGTGTTGTAACATTTCCTGTACCATCTGTTTTAGCGTAATAAATATTGATATTTGTTAGACCCGTTGATGTAACCCCCGTAATTGCGTTATTTCCATAAACATTTGTAATACCACCCTTAACATTAACATCTTTAGTATATGTGGGATTTTGAAACGATATTAACTGACCCGGTTTTAAACTATTTAAACTTTTTTTATCACAAAGTATTACAATTGTATTATCATAATGTTCATTAACTGTTTGTGTTGGTTGGAAATTAACTGAAATTCGATTAACCCCTCCACCAGGATTATTAATAGAATTATTAAAATACTTAGATTTAAGATTAAATAAATTAACCCTATCAGCAATAGGTAAACAAGTTGTATAAATAAATCTGTCTTGAGTCGAGTCTTCAGCACGAACATATGTTGCGTATGGTGCTCCGAGATTATTTGAAGCGAATTGACCATCATACACAATACCCGATAATTCTTGAGAATAAACGACGGCTCTTTCAGGAAAATATCCACTTGGATTTGACACACTTCTTGTTGGTATTTTAAACACACTTTGTGAAAATAATGGTAAAATACCCGGAGTTAATTCAACACTACTAATTGTTATGTCTGAAACAATATTATCACAAGGTACTCGAGGATTATCAGAATCTAACGCCCCTTCAGCACCGACCCCTTCATTAATATTTTCATTAACACTAGAATCAGGACTACAAGAACATAACTCACAATCAGGATAAGTTAAAATTGGTACTTTAACACCATTTAGTTCTATTTTATTTAACATTCTTAATACCAAAGCTAACAAAATACCTAAAACAACATAAATGGCAATCATAGCTAAAAACCCAACGATTAATCCTAAAGAATACGGTGCGGTACCACCAATTAATATACCATAATTAACAATATTATAAGCACACCATATAATTAACCCTGGTATTAATATCGTTCTTAAAAGCCACACAACAAAATATAAAATGTGTAAAACTAATATTATTGCAAAAAATACAGGTGTTAAAATAATACTAAAAAACATAAAAATGATATATAAAATATCAAACCTGAAATTACCATCATTTGTTGGAAATCTATAATTTAACCCTGAACAAGTTTCATCTAATATATTTTTTATACCAACATACCTTTCAATACCACTACCTTGATTATCTCCTGAAATAAATTGAGATACTGTATAAACTTTATTATACTGCATCACATAAAATCTATCTTTACAATCTATTGCGTCTTGGATAACTTGACTATAACTAGGGTGACCACTATAAGCGTAATCTCCCCAATCAACACTAAAAGCATATGAAGTATCAATATGTGATGGTATATTATTTTCTCTAATATTTGGTACCAAAAAATACGCTCGTCTCGTAGTTTCACTTAGTGAGGGTGACTGAGCCCATTTAACTTTAAATCGATATTTACCCCTTGTTGGGATACCCTTTTCAGGGTCATTCGACAACACCTGTTCTCCAAATTCATTTGTAATATAATAATCTAAATTCATTGGTACATCAATTAACCAAGTACCATTTTCATCAATAACTTTTCCACCACCTTCTAAACTAAAGTTTTCCAAAATTGGTCTACCATTAATATCTTGTTGGATTGTTTGTCTAATAGCTAATATTTCACCCGGACCAACAGTTAAATTACATAAATGTCCTGAATTACTTGGTGGTCTACAACCTGAAGAAACCGCACTACTATTAGGTCCTGATATAATTGACCCCATAAAAATGGATGTTGGTCTAATTTCTACATTTGCCTCACCACTTAAATCAAAATCAGTTCTTGTTATACCTAAATTACAAATTTCAGGTTGTCCCCATAATGGTTCAACCTCAATAGTTCTATTAACTGTAACTAATTGTGGTAATTCTCTTAAATTATTTGACGATTTAAAATTTGGTCCTGAAACTTGAGCTTCAGTTGCAACACCCATTCTAATCAAATCTTGAGGTGATAATGAAAATTCACCAATATCAGACAAATCAACATCTAAAACCACGGTATGTACCCCAACAGGCACACCAAATATCATATAATCACCACTATCATTTGTAGTTGCGTTATACTTATAATACTTGTCATATACTTTAATTAATGTTGGGTTAGTTAAAACATCTGTTCTTGTAAAGAATGTACCGGTTGGTATATGAGCACTATATGATTTAACGTAAGGGAGTAAATTATATCTATAACCATCATCATTAACATCAGATAATGATTTATAAGGATATAATTCTGAAATTATTGGGTCTGATTGGTCAATACTGTCTATTGGTATGAAGACCGAAACTTTAGCGTTTGGAATACCAAACCCATTATTAACACTAACACGACCAACAATAACCCCATAATCAGCACATTGTCGAGTATAAATGTCACTCTGTAATATTTTTAAGGATAGAATCTCTAAATAATCAAACTCTTGGTCAATTAAAACCTTAATTGATTTGTCCACACCGGGCTGAGTTCGTATTCTATATGATTTTGACATACTTTTTCTTTTTTAATAAATAGTTTATACACTATTTTTAAAAGATAATTCATAATATTTCAAAATAAATTATGTTTAAAATTTATATTTCATAACATATTCAATAGGCGACTGATTATTAAGTGTTGTTTTAACAAGACCACAAACCATTATGTGTGTTTTATCATCAATAGATGTATGTGTAGTATTCTTAACATGGAAATTAATTATTTTTGTGGTTGTATTACTTTTATAAGTATAAACTTGTCCTCCGGAATTAGTAAAGAAATAAAAACTGTCACTCCAAGGGTCTGAAGTTAAATTTACAACATTCTCTACATTTGATTTAACTAAATAATTAACTGAGTTATTTTTTTTATTGGCAATATCTAAAAAAACCACTAAATTAATATTTATGTTATTTTTTGATAATTTATCTAATACCTGTGTAATATTAAAACCACCTAAACTATGTCCAACTAAAATCACACGACCGTTAGGTTTCATCATCTTATAATAGTAAATGGTTGTATAAACTTCTTGTGGTGTTAAATTATATGAGTAACTAGCAACATATGTTAAAACTTTTGTGTTCTTATTATCAGTTTTTGACTCAATAAAACCTAACCCTTCTTTATCTCGGGAATTAACAATGTCAACCTGTGTTTTGTTCTTATCTAAAACATCCGAAAACGGACTATTAGCCCCTTGTATAACAATTACTAAATTTTCAGTATTTTTATCATAGAACTTGGTTACATATTCAATAGTTTCATTTTTCTGACGTATAATCATTTGTTGTACATCAGTCATTAGTATTAAGGTAATTAATAAAAGTACAACATATTTAACAATACTGTTATTTTTTAAAATTCTATTTAATAAAAAAATAAGAATCAGGAAAACCCAAAATCTAAAATTTAAAACAGTTGCAACAACAATTGTTTGTGGCCAAGTACCATTAACACCTTTAATAAACTCAACTATATCATAAAAAAAATCCATATAAAAAATATACGGATTTTTTCTTTAAAATAAATTATTACGAAAAATTAACAGTTTTTAAATTTTTAACTCTAATGTTGATATCTTTGTTAGGGTATTTTATTTGATAAATTTGATTTGGTTCCGCAAATATAGTATCATCAACCAACCCAATTTGTTTTGTTGAACTATCACTATATCTCTGAGATGTTTGTGACGAAGAATATTGACCCCCAACTTGATTAAACACTTGTATATCCGATAATGAGATTACCCCATTTTCACTTTGTATCAATCTTCTTAATTCCGATATATTAACATTTTCTCCCATTTGTCGATTTATCGGGTCAAAATATTCTGAAATAATAGTAATTATTTGTGATATTACTGTACCTTGGTTTTGTGTATTATCTAAAACCACATCAACATTAAAACTTAAATCAATTACATTAGCACTTTGTATTGACACATAATCATTTATCATACGATAATTTGATAAGTAATTTGCCACATTATTTTTTAAAGTATTTGAAATAACTTCAGTTAACCCACCTGACTCATCATAAGATAACATTTGAACAATAATTTTGTTATTATTTTCAGTTATTGAAACTTTTGCCGGAGCACCGAATTGTGATGGCATTGTTCTTAAAATAGAATCATAATCATTAACAGTAACCGCTCTTTTTTGTGCCGAAAAATTATATGATACCAAATTTCTCACTTCTTCAGTTGTTGGAAAGTTAGCCCCACCGATTGCTGCCGTAACATTAGTACATCTTAATGAATTAACAACAGTCGTATTGATACTTTCTGACGGACCATTAACAAAGAATGATACCGTACCTATTTGAGTAATGGAATTAACCCCAATATTACTACCGGTACCACCACCAACTCTATATTGTACAAATAATGTTGTGTTAGGTTTTAAAGTACTACCTAACGCTAAATTGTTTGAATACTTATATAAGTTTAATTGATACCCATCTCTTGCAAATTCTCTTAGTTGTTCATCCGCGGACTGACTCCCACCTCCAAAAGTCATTTTCATAAAACCTTCAGGTGTGAATTCACTAATAAATTTAGTACTAGTTTGGATGTACTTACCAACTTTAATTCCCGGAGCGTCCGAAACTTTTGTTGGGTCTTCCACAAAAACTCTATCTTCCGCCAAAGCATCAACTTCATACCATCTATCATTTAACCCTAAAAACTCTTGAGCCGAAGGTATATTAGCATATTGAGTACTGTCTTTTAATAAAACACTAGTTATTCCTAAAACATTTTTTTCAGGTAAAAATAACTCATAAAAAGGTCTAACATCATTAGGTGTTATAACTTTTTTGAAAACTTTTGTTGTTCCATTAACAACTGTTTCTCTTTTAGTAATTGTATAATTTAAAAGTTTGTTATTTGAATCAAAATTTGGGATTTTTAACCTGTTTGGTAATCCCTCAGCATTTATTGGTGATGCAAAATCAATATCATAAACCGTTTCAAATACTTGACCGGCACCATTAACTTGTGACCCTCTTCTTAAAATACCACAATACCTTAAATCTTCTTTGTCCCCAAAAGCTGGAACTGTAATTGAGAAATCAACTAATGCCACCGATGGTCTCATTCCCGGAACTTTTAACCCGTATGTTTTTGCAATATTAAAAATTGATGACCTTTGTTGAGCATATTGTAAAACTGTTTCTTGAACACTTCTATCAATATTAAATTGTAAATTATCCGTGACAGCGGCATTTAAATCCAACAACACTGAAAACACAGAAGCGTCATTAAAATTTTGAACTGTATCAGGATAATAAGTTTTTGTGAAATTAATTAATTCTGTTCTAATTGATTGGAAATCCCTAGTTGTATAGGATATTTTTTTATTTGCCATAATTTTATATATTAATAATTACAAAGTCACTACTATTGAATACGTCATTATTTATCGTATAATCAATTTTAACTTTTGCGGTATGTTCTTTATCTGAGATATTAGGAACCCTGAATACTCTCTCGTCGTTATCGTTTATATAACTACCTTTATCTTCATCACCGTCAGATGCCGCAGTAATACTAATCTTCGTTATAGTAATACCGGGTAAATACTCGCCAGCTGACTCTCTAATTTCTGATTCAATTTCAGAAAATGTTGGTCCGTCTAAAGGTTCAAAAATAAATTCGTATAATCTTGTTCCAAAATCCGGTAAATAATACCGACTACCTTTTCTTGATAATAAAAGGTGTATTAAATTTGACCTAATTTCTTGTTCATTATAATCGGATAAATCCAAATATTTTCCATCAAAAGAATCTCTGAAAGGAAATGTTAACCCATATGTAATTCCATCTGCCATAACTATAAATATAATGTCTTGATTATTTTTTATAAATACCCCTAAAATAAAAAATCACGACCTAAGTCGTGATTTATATTCTTGTTAAGAACCACATCCGAAACACTCAAACTCGGAATCCGAAGGTTTTTGTGTTAAATCAACCGTTGGTTTCTCAGTTGGTTTTGATTGACCTACTTTTGAGATATCAACAGCTAAGTGTTTTGCTCCGGTTGATATCGCTTTTGTTCTAACATAATAACAAAGAGTTTTTAGTCCTTTACCCCAAGAATGGAAGTGTGATGATGAAATCTTTGATAATGTTGGGTTAGACATATAGATATTCATTGATTGTGATTGGTCAATGAATGGAGCTCTATCTGCCGCCATATCAATAAGTTCTCTTTGAGATATTTCCCAAATCGTTTTGTATTTTGGGATTAAATGTTCTATTCTCTTAACTTTTTTATTGTAATTTTTATCTTCAATGTCAAGATAATTATTAAAATTAATATTTTGAACAGAACCTTCATTCATAATGATTTCATTTTTTAAATCCTCACCCCAAATACCAATTTTTTCAAAATCGTTAATTAAGTATTTATTAACAATTAAAATTTCTCCCCCAACTACACGACGATTAAATAATGCCGAGTGAGCCGGTTCTGTCATTTCAAATGAACCAGTAATCTTAGCAGAAGATGCTACTGGCATCTGAGCGGTGAATAACGAGTTACAAACCCCGTGGTTGGATACTTCTAATTTTAGATTATCCCAATCCCACATTCTACCTAATCCTTCGTAATCTAACCCCCACATATCAAATTGGAATATACCTTTTGACATTGGTGACCCTTCAAAGAAATCATATGGTTTATATTCACCTGTTTTACATAATTCCATACTCTCGGTGATTGCCGCGAAATAGATAGTTTCAAAGATTTCTTTGTTTAACTTTCTTGCCTCTTCAGATGTGAAGATATAATCCATTAAGAAGAATACGTCAGCAAGACCTTGAGTTCCAATAGCAATCGCTCTTTGTTCTAAACCACCTTTTCTACCTTGTTCAGTTGAATAACTATTGATATCAACAACTTTGTTAAGTGCTCTAACAACATTTCTAACTTCACTATAAAGTAATTTAAAATCAAACTCACCTTTTATAATAAAGTTTTTTAATACCATAGATGATAACGTACAGATTGCCGTTGTGTTCTCATCAGTATATTGGTAAATCTCATTACATAGGTTAGATTGTTTAATTACCCCAATGTTTTGATGATTAGTTTTTCTGTTAGCACTATCTTTAGAACATAAGTAAGGAACTCCGGTCTCAACCTGAGATTCAATAATTTTATTCCAAATTGTTTGTGCTTTTACTTTTTTACCAAGTCCAAGTTCAACCGCTTTGTTGTAATTTTCTTCATACTCATCACCGTAAGCATCCTGTAATGGTTTGATACCCGCTTTGATAATATCGTTAGGACAGAATAAATACCAATCATCGTTATTCTTAACCGCGTTCATAAAGTTATCCGGTAACCAAATTGAGGTAAATAAATCTTTTGCTCTCAATTCTTCTGCACCTGTATTCTTTTTGATTTCAAGTAAGTCCATAATGTCTTTATGCCAAGGTTCAATGTAGATGGCGGCACTACCGGGTCTTCTCCCTTGTTGGTTGAAGAATCGTAACCCTTCATTAACAATCTTCAAATATTTCAATAAACCACCGGCAAATCCACCTGATGAGTTAATACGACTCTCTTTACTACGAATGTTAGACATACATAATCCAATACCAGCTGCGTCTGATGAATACGTTGAAATATCATTAAAAGTATCTAATAAACCTTGTCTTGAATCCCCATTATTGTATTTTAATACACAAGACGCTAGTTGAGGCGTTTTAGTTCCCGCATTAATCATAATTGGTGTTGCCGGAGATATAAGTTGGTTTGATAACGAATTGTAGTATTCAACCGCCTCTTCAAATGATTTAGTTACCCATAGAGCGACTCTCATATACATATGTTGAGGTCTCTCAATAATTTTACCTTCAGGATTTTTTAACAAATACATTTCTGATAATGATTTCCACGCAAAATAATCAAAATTGTAATCATTCTCGTGATTTATTACGGCATCAATATTTTCAGGTCCGTATTTTTCAATAGTTTCCATTAACTTATCGTTAATAATATCATCAACGTGTAATGTGTGCATTGTATTACAGAAACTTTCATCAGTCTCTTTGTGATACGCAGATATCGCCACAGATGACGCCAATCTTGAGTAGTCGTGATGACTTCCGGTATAAGCAGCTGCAATCTCGTAAACCAATTTATCTAACTCTTTTGTGGTAATCACACCTTCAGTCGGAACAGAAGTAATCACCTTAATGAATACCTCATCAGCATTAACGTTTAACCCTTTAGCCGCTCTTTTTACTCGACTGTATATTTTTTGGGGGTTAAACGATACCTCGTCACCCCCTCTTTTTTTTATTTTTAGTGACATCATATTAAAAGTCCTCTGTAAATGTTAATGATTCTCCTAATTTAGCCTTTTGATATTCCATAGTTCTTGACTCAAAGAAATTACCCTTTGTTTCAACCGCTATTTGTTCCATAAATTTAAATGGTTGTTCAACATTAAAATGTTTTTTACATCCAAATTTAATTAGTAATCCGTCAGTTACAAATTCAAGGTATTGTTTCATCAAGTTTGAATTCATACCAATTAACGATACCGGTAATGACTCAGTGATAAACTCTTTTTCAATCTCTAACGCTGACAATAAGATTTCTTTAATTCTTTTTTCTGTTGGTTTGTTCTCAACGTGATTGTTAATCAAATGGATTGCAAAATCACAGTGTAAATTCTCATCCTTGAAGATAAGACTATTCGCATTACATAATCCTTGCATAATTCCTCTTGATTTCATCCAAAAGATAGAACAGAATGAACCGGAGAAGAAGATACCTTCAACCGCAGCAAACGCCACTAATCTTTCTTGGAAGGAAGCATTCTCAATCCAATCAAGAGCCCATTTAGCTTTCTTTTGAACTGCCGGTAATCTATCAATTGCGTGGAAACACTCATCTTTCTCTTTTTCATCAGACACATAAGTATCAATCAATAATGAATACATTAAAGAGTGAATATTCTCCATCATAATTTGGAATCCGTAAAAGAATTTTGCTTCAGCATATTGAACCTCTTTTAAGAAATTCTCAGCCAAATTTTCATTTACAATACCATCAGACGCTGCAAAGAACGCCAATACATTTTTAAGGAAAAATCTTTCATTATCTGATAGGTTTTCCCAATCTCTAATATCGTTAGATAAATCCACTTCTTCTGCCGTCCAAAACGCTGCTTGGTGTTGTTTGTAAAATTCCCATATATCATTATGTTCAATTGGGAAGATAACGAATCTGTCGTTATTTGGTTCTAATATTTTTTCTTTCATATTAATTATTTTGTTGTTGGTTTTTTTCTTTTCTCTTGTCTAACAAGTCTTTTATTCTTTGTCTATTTCTTTCTTCAGTTTGTTCTTCTAAACCTAAGAATTTTACTGAACTCTCAGTTTCAATCTCCAACATACCATTATCAAATTTACAATTCTCAAATACAACCCCATCATCACCAATACGTGATTTAGTAATTGCAATGGTTGCTAGTTTCATTTCTTTTTGTTGTAGAGATTTAGCCACGGAAATAATTACGTGTCCAACCTGAGCTTTTTTAATAGAACCACCCATTTGGTCGGTAGTAACTACATCAGAAGATATTGAACTTCTATTACCCTGAGTCGCTGTCCACCCTACTAAATCAAGTTCGTGACACATCGCCTCAAATCCTCTCATTACAGACCCTTCAGATTTCCATTCATCCCCCAAGTTTTTATCCGGAACCACACAATCAATGTAGTCTAATAATACCATATCAATTTTGATTCCTTCTGAAATCATTTTTCTAATTTGGTTCTTAATTTGCATCATTGTTACTGTATCAGATGGAAGTTTTTTAAGTATTAACTGATTAGACATTGTTTCTTTAACAGTCTTAACTTTTTCCATAACCTCATCTTTTCTTAAAGACAATTCATCCGGATGTATTTTTGTCCATAATGTAATGTGTTTACGTTGAATAATCTTTGGGTTATCCTCAAAGAATATTTGTAAAACATTGTATCCCAAATTAAATGCGTGATTTGAGATTTTTGTAAGTAAAGTTGATTTACCTACACCTGTTGGTGCTAAAATAACACCGATTTCACCTTTAGCCAACCCCCCTTTTAAGAGTCTATCTATCCCCGGAATACCCATCGGTATCGGATGACGATAATCCTCGTTTAAAACATCATCTAAGTTACTAAAAACACTTTCCGTTCCCTTATCGTGTTCCCCAACTTGTAATGCCTTACTAACCATTTCCTCTAATGTATCATAACTCTCAAATTCACCGGTATCGATGATTTTTTGAGCTTTAACCATTACTTTTTGTAACTCCTGTTGCTTGCAAAATTTCATAGATTTTTCTTGTACAAATTCTGCCCCTTCAAGAGTTGATTCCTTAACTTTTGTAAGGGTATCAATAATGATTTTTGCTGCCAGAGGTTGTTGTATCTCAGATTTTGTGATTTGTTCTAAGGTGTCAAAGGTTGGTGTATGCTCATATTTTGAGTAATATTCTTTAATCATTTGAATGATTAATTTGAAGTATTTATTCTCAAAATAATTTGGTTCCATCACATCAATAATTGACCTTGAGAAATCTTTATCGATAATGATTTGGTTTAATAATTGTATCTGAAAGGTACTACCTAGATACTCGAAATTTTTGTTTGACGCCATATATTTTTTCTTTTAGTGTAATAATAAATACTACACACTTAATGTAACATCTAGATATTTTTTTGTTAAATTTTTTGATGAAAAGATGTCAGTCAATTCCATCAATAGGTTTTTTAGGTGTGGGCGTACATCCACCGTATATCTTACCTTTGGGGGGTATATTTTAGCGTCCACCTGTCTATGACAAATTGTCACATCATTTTGTTTAATGAAGATGTTAAAATACTCCGGACCATCAATATATGATGTTTCCAAAATAGCGGGATTGTTAATAATTTCATACATATTATCCGTCATATATGTAACGGTTTTTAATGATAATTGTTTTTGAATATCATCCTTAAAATCTTTTAATAACTCATAAAGTTCTAACGAGTTTTTTGCTTTATCGTTAAACTCTCTCACGTTGAAAAATCTTTGAACGATAATGTTATCGTTTACCATCATTAAGAATTCTAATTTTACTGAATCTTGGTCTTTCATAATTTTTAATTAATTGTTTTTGTAATTTCTTTTTTCTTTTCTCGTTAGTTTCATAAAGGGTCTAACAAAATTAACCCACGCATCATCAACTTTCGGTAGATATTTGAAGAATCCATCATCCATCATCATCTTTATAAGATTTCGGTAACCCCTTCCATCAGGGTCCAAAGTTTCCTTATAATATAATTCAACAAGTTCTTTACCTTCTTCTGTTATTAATGGATTTGATAAGTTTATAATTTTTTCATTCATTATAAAAAACTCATCCCCATATACTCCGGTTCTTGTTTTTCCCGATAATAAATTTTGTAATGTTTTGTTACTTCGGTTCTCCTTCAGTAAAATTTCAGCCTTTTCTAAAATATCGGTAATAGAAACCGGTTTTTCAAGTAGCTCAGGAAAAAACTTAATTAAAGTTTTCTCACCTAAACCTGATATACCATCAATATTATCCGATTTATCACCCGATAATATCTTATAAGTTCTAATGTTTTGATGTGGAAAATAATAATATTCCAACATTACTTTATCACCGTTTCTGAATGTTTGTTTTGTTTTTGGATAATATACCGATACTTTATCGGATATAAGTTGGAGAAGGTCTTTATCCCCCGAGAATATCGTTTTCTGTTCGTTCTCCGAGATTTGACAGTAATAAGCAATCAAATCATCCGCCTCATTTTTATCAACGTTTATTTGTCTTATATAACACTCTTCCAAATACTCCTTAATTCTCTCTTTTTGTTCTTCAAAAGATTGGTCTCTAAAGTCATCGGTTATACGTCGTTTTTCTTTATATTGGGGATATAATGTTTTTCGGGTGAGGGAATTATCATCCCCATCCCACATAACAACTACTTTATCAAAATTTTCTTCATCAATAAGCCGGCGAAGGGTATTCACAAAGTGCCACACGGCACCTATGTGTTTTGTTCCGTTAAAAAAATCTTTAACCCCGTGAAAACCTATTTTGGTTAGGTTGTTACCATCTACTAAAAGTGTTTTAGTCACTTATTTTTTATTTGTGGTGATTATTCACCTGTTTTACAATAATATTTTGTTACTCTTTCTCAAATTATCTTCCGCCCATAATGGTTGAAGATTAGTGTAATGACATAACTTATAAAGTTCGTCTTCAGTTTTTGCTGATGATAGTGGAATGATGTGGTCAATATGCCACTCACTCCTGTTGTCCCAACTCATACCATCAGTAAATTGGGTTTCTAAATGTTCTTTTAAAAATTGGGGGGTACAACCGACGATTTCAAAAGTTTTGTTTGTCTTGGTAATGTTTCGGGTTTTAAGAAACGATAAAAGTCTAGACCTCATTACACATTTTAATCTAAAAATAACATCATTTTTTAATCTTGAAGAATGATAAAGATTTCTTTTTACTTTAACTTTCTCCTTATTTTTTTCTGACCATTCTTTTTTATAAGTTAAAATATTTTCTTTATTCTTCTCATAATATATTTTATACCTATTTGGGTCTTTTTGGTATCTTTTTTTTGACCTATCCTTATCTTTTATCCTAATAATATCAATATTTTCTTCTCGATAATTTTTAACTTTTAATAAAATTTTTTCCCGGTTATCAACATATTCTTTTCTTTTTTGGTCTTTTATTTTTTTATCGTTATTATCCCTATATTTTTTCCAAACAAGATAAGAACATTGTTTACATTCAGTTCTAAACCCATCTTTAGAATCTTTTCTTTTTCTAAAATTAGACAAATCTTTTTCAAGATTACACTTACCACAAACTTTAGTTTCCATTTTTAATATATTCCTTTAATAATTTATTAACAAGGGAAGATAAATTTATAGATTTATCTTTAAAGTATTGTGGTAATTGAGGGTCAATCGCAACCGAAACCTTTACCTTTTTTTTATCTTCATCAATTTTATGTCTTCCCATATTATATAAATATCTTAAAAATACTTAAAAGTAGTAATAGTATCAATTTTTTTAAGTAAAATCTTCTTCTTCAGTTTCACCCAAAATAATCTCACCTGTTCCACTAAGAATTGCATTCCAATAACTAGAATATTCTTTTTTATATTTATCTAAAGCTTCTTTTGTATCAGATATATAACCGTGAGGAACCGCAATAATCTTACCATCCTTGTATGCAATCCCATTTACGTGATTTTTCAAAATAGAAATTTTAGTTCGTATAGCATAGGAAATTGTTCTTCCATTTTTTGTTGCCGTTATATGATTTACCCCCGCCTTTTTTTGATTACCAAATAGAAATACTAATGAAGACATAAAATTGATGAAGATAAAAAAAAGGTAAAGGTTTCGGTTGCGATTGACCCTCAATTACCACAATACTTTAAAGATAAATCTATAAATTTATCTTCCCTTGTTAATAAATTAT